TCACCACGTTCAAACTGTTGTTGTACTTGTCTTTCTGCTTCTTTCAATGTATCTAGTTTTTCTTTTGTGGTTTCTATGGATTTTGCTAGTAGTTTTTGTTTTTGCTCTAGCAGCTCTGTATTGGTAGGGTCTAATTTTAATAAGCGTTCTACCTGCTTTAGTTCTCCTTGCAGGTCTCTAGACTGCTTGTTTACCCCTTCCAATGCTTTCGTAAGTTTCTGCGTATCACCTGCTATTTCTATAGTTATACCCTTTATATACTTGCTCGCCATTATCTCACCTGCCTTCCTGCTTTAAAACTTGTCAAAATCTTCTTGAGTTGCTTCTCGTATCTCGTCTTCTTCATTATCTGCTTTTGTGATCAAATTATTATAAGTGATAATATAATCCAATATCATTCCAACTGTCATATTCTCAAAATCAATCAAAGAAAGCCCTCTTTCTATAGCTCGTACCATTAATATTTCAGTAGTTAGCTCGAAAGAGGGCCCTTTATTATCGCTTATTTTTTTTTACTGGTTGTGGTCGACTTTAAGCAACTAAATATCATGTCAATGACTTCCGGAATAATGTCCATCAAAGGAAATTCACTAAATGTATCCAGCCACTCCATTGGTGGTGGTATTGAAGGGTCTGCTGTTTTAGCTAGTGTCCATACAAGATTATAAAATACTTCCAAGTCCAAGGCTTCATAATTAGTTAATTCATTAGTTTTCGTGTCTATTGAACCCTGCAACTTAAGGATGTCCTGTATAGCATCTCTGCCGAATTGAGCTTTATATTTTAGTAAAAAAGCGCCAGTGCTTTTGAATTTTACCTGGCGCCCATCTATCGTCAATATTTTTTCCATCTAATCACTCCTCTACAGGGGCTACATAGGTATATACTTGTTGATACCAATTCTCATATTTAGCACTTCCCTGCTCTACTTTTGCTTTCACCATGCCTGTGTCTGGTGCTGGGCTAGCTACTATGCTTATTGTTTCAGTTACCGGCTCCTTTGTATTTGTTGTGCTTGAGCTTTCCAAATTAGGCCTAGAGGCATTTACGTTGTAGAGTATATGTCTTACTGCGTTTTTATCCCCGGAAAATTCAAAAAGCACAGCAAAATTCTTCGGAGTTACGTTTGAGTCCTCGAACAGCACTCCATTTGCGTCTTCTTTGTAGCCAAGCACGGCTTTTTTAAAATCATCAGGAATGAGCGCAAATTCCAAATCGCCTTCGTAACCATCGTTTGCACTTTCAGTATAGTACAATTGGTCGTCTGCATAAAATTCGGTTCTATCGCCCCTAGCACTTAAACTCATGCTTACCGCTCCTGGAATTTTTACTGGAGTATCATAGGTAACTGAACCGTTTTCGCCTTCAGTTATCACAGCGTAATGCACGTTTTTGAGCCCGTATTTAATTTTATTAGCCATGTTTCATTCCTCCTCAAATTTGAATTTCATAAATAACTTGGTACATCTCTTCGCTTTCGATGTAGGTTTCCGACTTATCGTAATAAATATCGTTTTCGTCAAAAACATTTTCTAACAACTGTTCACTTCCTAAATCTTTCTTTTCTGAATACAATTCAACTTGATAATTATCAAATCTCTTATATATCTTGCCATCTGCTGCAAAATTGCTAGAGTAAGTAAACAGATAAATTATATAAGGAAGGCTAGGAGAGGTTTTGAAATGATTATAAGCTACTGGTAAGCCTGTCGATTTTAGCAAATTATATAATTCAGCTTGTGTCATTGTTCTAACCCTCCTTAATAACCTTTTCAACTTTTGATGTAAATTCTTCAATTATTTGCTGCTCTACAGGCCTTATGTGAGGTTTGCCTTGCACTCTGCCACCACCTCGTTTAGCATGACCATGTTCTAGCAGATGGGTTAATCCAGGTTTATTTTTGTTGTAGATTATGTGAGAATTTGTTTCTCCAAACTTTTTCTCTGTTTTTTTAGCCCATCCCTTAGCATATTCTCCAGTTTTCTTCGGTGATTTAACCTTCAATTCTTTTACTGCATTCTTTGCTGTACTTTCACTTGCCTCATCTATTCCTTCTATTACATCTCGCGAGTACTCTTTGAGGCCTTTCGCTATCTCATTAGCCAGCTGGTCTATTGATATGTTAGCCATTACCAATCACCTTCTCGCACACAAGCTCCATTTCCTCAAAGTCCTTCATGTACGTTCTTATCACTTTATATTTTGCTCCTTCAAATTCAACTTTTTTTTCTCCGTTATATTCATAGCCATGTACAACAAAAGTAATAGAAGGTCTCAACCCTGCTTGTGCGGCTGAATAAAACTCATTCCTGCCAATTGACTTAATACCACATAGTATTTTTCTCTCTAAAGATGTTTCTATTTCTTGCCCTATGTCGTCATAGTCAGTTTCATACCCTATTAAAGTTAATTCATGATCGTATGTCATGCTTCATCACTCTCTTTATTTGCATGAATCATCAGGCTATGCAGCCTAAATTGCAAATGCCTTGGCATTGCTAAAGGACTACTTGTGGATGTAGTTTGTGTAGTATTGACACTTTGATATCTCCAGGTTGAATAGTCAACTACAAACATCAAGTGATATGGGTTCCCCTCATCCAGGGCTATCCCTTTTTCATCCTCTAGCTCTTTAACTGCACCCTCTATAATTGCAGTTAAGTATTCATCTCTTATATTTGTGCTTATACCTAATCTTGCTTTTACCAATTCTAATATCGTTGATGTATCCATCACATCAACTCCTTTATCATTTCTGCTTTTGTCATTCTCATATCTAGCTCAATCCCTTTGTTTTTCGCATACTCTACCAATTCTTTTTTAGTCATATCATCAAGACATACAACTTCATCTTCCACAATTTCTAACTTCTCCACAAAAACTCCTGAAGGAGAAGTAGCTAATTGCTCATACCTCTCCTTCGTTATTTTCATTACTTGTCCTACTTCTTTAATCTCTTTTGTGTATTTATCTTTAAACCTTTTTATTACTTTTACGATTATTTTTGTTTCCAATCAAACCCCTCCTATACACATTCAGGAGTGACAGATTCTTCTTCAGCTGGTACATACTCGAAGTAATAGCCTGCGTTCTCGTCAAAAGCCACAGTGTCGAAACGAACAAATCCTGCTAAAAGCTCACCATAGATATTGTTGTCAACCCACTTAACAGATGCGCGTTTGCGGTCGAACAACTTAACAAATTCATAAGCATCTCCCACAAATGCAACTTTATCGCCAGCTTGCTCGCCAATAACATCATCATCGAGCACAATTACTTCACGACCAGCGAATGTCTTGCCGGAAGCGGAGCTGATACTATCTTGCAATAAGTAACGGCCATTTTTATCCTTAGTAATGTCCAGTTCGTTATACAGACTGGATGAGACAAATAATTTAACGTTGTAAACTCTCTTTAACTTTGTGTTGATAACGGTTTTTAGGCCATCAATGCCCACCACTGGCAATGCTTTTTTGCTATCATCATACTCTGGAGCAGGTGCGCTTTTTAGGATATTTACGATGGCGGCATTCTTCGTGTTTAACTCCTGGTCAGCGATTTCCTCGGCTATGAGCCCGGCAATATCATAATCAGCATCTTCAATGGCTTCCTGTGATACAGGTATGTAGCCGCGATAAGTTTCAATATCAAAACTAACATCATCAATTTCTGGCTTTGCTAACTCTGGATTTTTTTCCAATTCAGCCACAGTGTTCATTTTACTGCCTGACTTTTTGATTAGAGGAATTTTACCGGAGCCGCGATTTGTTTTAATAACATGCACATATTTTGTCAAATCAAGGGCATCTTTCTTTTCTTTTTGAGGGGCTAAAATTTCCTCCGGTATTAATACTCCGCCATCCACAACTTTAAAACCAACATCTTCAGGCACAACCGAATCTTCTCTCAACACTTTACCTTTGGTTCGAACATACAAACCTAACTTTTCTCTGAATTCTTTATCTTTCATACTTTCATCTCCTTTTTTTCTTTCATTGTTTGAAGGTGCCTTGGAATTCAACTCTTCTAACTCACCTTCTAAATCAGCAATTTCACCTTCTAATTTAGACTTCTTTTTTTCAAGCTCAGATTTTTCTTTTTCTAGTTTTTCAACTTCTTCCTCTACTGCTGCAATCTCCTCATCGGTTTGAGCCTCTGCCAGTGCTGCCTCTACTTGTTCGGCTCTAGTTTCTAGCCCCTTTTCCTTCTCTTCCAGCTCTGACAACACAGCTTTGCGCTGCTCAATTTTTTTAGAAATCATCAGTTGTTTAAGCATTTTTCAATCCTCTCCTTTAATTTAAATTTTCTTAATTCTAATTGCTTTTGCTTGTATTGCTCATAGTCTTTTTTTCTAGCACTTA